GCAGGATTTTCAATTTGTAAATTTAACCCCGGTGGAAATAGCAACGTCACTTTCGGGCATGGGCTTGGGGTAGCACCCCGTTTTCTAATGGTAAAAAATTTAGAAGACGCTACAAATTGGCAAGTGTTGCATCTTGACCAAGGTGTTGGAAATAAAATTTTCCTTAATACCACTGCTGCACGGGCATCTGACGCAAACATGTGGCAAAACACAGCGCCTACAAGTTCTGTTGTTTCAGTAGGAACGTCTCAAACAACTAACGAACAGAATATTGCATATGTTTGGAATGAGGTGGAAGGATATAGCCGTTTTCGTTCATATGAAGGTAATGGAAATGCAGACGGTCCCTTTGTTTATACAGGTTTTTCGCCCCAATTTATTCTGTTTCGATGCGTCTCTGCGGTAGATGCTTGGCAGATTTACGACACAAAGAGATATACTTTTAACGCACAAGGCAAAACTTTAGCACCAAATGATGTTGCCGCTGAAAGCAGTTTTTCCGCTCGCCTTGATATTTTAAGCAACGGTTTCAAGCTTCGGACAACAAATACTGCACTGAATGGGTCCGGCGAAACATACATCTATATAGCCTTTGCAGAACAGCCATTTGGCGGCAGCGGCGTGGCACCAGCGACAGCAAGATAGGAGAATAAAGTAATGTGGAAATACGGTGACACTACCGTCCGCGAGCATCGCGCTTGGACGGATAGCGACGGCATCCAGCACCCGCGCAACTGGCATATCTGGAGTGCAGAAGAAAAGGCCGCGCATGGGCTGAAAGAAATTATTCCAGAAACGCCGCCGGACAGCAGGCTTTACACTTGGTCGCAAAATGCAAACGGCACGATTAACAAAACAGCCAAGGCGTTGGACGATGCCGGTTCCGGCGATGAATTGGTTAAGGGCGTAAAAACCAACCTGAAAGATGAGGTGAATAGCCAGCAGGGTTCACTGCTTTCGCTTACTGACTGGTATGTAATTCGCAAGGCAGACAAAGGCACCGCAATCCCTGATGCGGTTCAAGATTACAGGGACGCTATCCGCGCTGCGGGTGATGAGATGAAAGCAGCGATTGATGATGCGGCTAACACTGCTGCAATGGCTGCGCTGTTCGTGACGTACACGACAAACGATGACGGCAGCGTTAGCAAGTCCGGCATCCTCTACGAGTGGCCAGAGTTAGAGTGATGCGATGGGCATGGCTTACGTTTATCACTGCCGTCTGTTTGACGGCTTTTTTTATGCCCAGACCAGCTGCCGCCCAAAATTTTTGTTTTCCAAATATGCAAACCGCCGTGGCCGAAGCCCAAAAGCACGGCGAGGTTTTAAGGTTTTCGGTGGTTATGAAAATTGGCGCTTTGTTACATATTTTTGCAAGCGAAAACACCATGACGATTTTGATTGAGAACCCAAACGGCCAAATTTGCACCGGGCCTGCTTTGATTGGGGATATTGTCAAAAATGTCAGGGACACCTGTGCCTAATGGACGGCGCAATAGATCTGCGTTTAGTCCTGACTCTGGGCGGAATTTTATTCAGTGTGGCATCAGCCGCCGGGGTGGCCCGCCTGCAGATTCGCCAATTGGCCGACGATTGCAAGGAACTCACACAACTCATTCGCAAGTTAGATGCGCGGTACGACAAGCTGCACACGCTGACTGAGACGCAAGAACAACGCATTGACGTTCTGGCAAAGATGAACAGTCCCGACAAATTGGAATTTCGGAACCGTGAAATATCAAAGCTGCTAACGGACACCGCGAACGCGCTGGATCGCGTGAAGCATTTGGAGGTGATGCACAATACAAAGCATCCACCCGTATCGAATGAAAGAAGGGCAGAATGATTGGTTTGATTGCAGGTTTGGTTAAGCCGCTGGTCGGCGGCGTCGTTGATTACGTCAAAACAGGACAGGAAATCAAAAAGGCAGAGAAGGAAAACAAGGCGCGTCTAATGCGCGACACTGCCAGCAACAATCACGAATGGGAAATGGCTAGCCTCCGTGACAAAGACCGTTGGCTGCGGCGCATTTCGTTTTCGATGTTTAGCGCACCTTTTATATGGGCGTTGTTTGATCCCGTCGGGGTTGAAACGTATTTCACAATTGCACTCAGCAGCGTGCCAGAATGGTGGCTTGAACTCTTTGGCGCGATGGTAGGCGGCGTGTGGGGTGTCAGCGCATTGAAGAACACCATGCCAGCCTTGGTTAACGGTGTTGTAAAAGCAGTGCGGAAAAAGTGACCTTCGAGGAAAAGCTGCGGCTAACGCTAGAGATAGACGAAGGCCGTGTTCCTGAGATTTACCTGTGCAGCGAAGGTGTGCCGACGTTTGGAATAGGGCATGCCATAAAGCCAGACGATCCTGAATACGAAAAGCCGGTAGGCACAGCTGTATCAGATACCAGAGTTGACGCTGCGTTTGAGCGGGACATTGAACAGTGCCTGTCGGACGCCGAATGGCTAGTGCCTGATTTTAACGACCTGCCGACTGATGCGCGTGTAACAATCGCCAGCCTTACCTTTCAATTAGGAATGCCAAGGTACAGTCTTTTTAAGCGTCACCTAGCAGCGATAAACGCAGACCAGATAGACTGGCAGGCAGCTGCTGACGAACTGCGCGACAGTAAGCTGTATCGACAGACGCCGGCACGGACAGAGCGTCACGCGCATCGGCTGGAAAAGCTGGCAATTTAAATCAATGGCTTTTTCTAGTCATGTTGACGGCGACGTGTGCGAGTCGATCTGCGCCGAACATTTTATGCGGCAAGGCTACTGGGTCTTCATTACCGCGCAGGGTACTTCCCCGGTTGATATGGTAGCTGTAAACGAAGACGGCGTACGTTTGCTGCAGGTAAAAAAAGATACAACCCGTGTGAACCCCGGTCGCAGCAAGCCGGCACGCATACATCGCGTCCGTTCGGACGTCCAGAAATCCCTTGGCGTAGAGATGGTTTACGTCAACTTGGATACCCGCGAGGTCTTTATTAGCGACCACGCTTATCACGCCAAACGGCGTAACCTTTGTGCCTAGAAAAAAGAAGCGCACAACCAACCATCTCCCCCAACCGTTACCAAAAGAAACTTGCGCCGCTTGCGGCCAGCCGCTCGACACGCCCGAATGGGTAGTGCTGGGCAGCGGTCAGCTGATCCACTACGGCGGCGACTATCGGCTTGACTGCTTTCAAGCCATTAACGATAATTCCAATTAGGCAAGTACAGTGCGTGCGATTGTGTGCGATTTGTGCGATTGTGTGCGAATTGGTTTTTATCGTTAGTTGCTAAGTGTTTGAAATATATCGATTGTCCACAGGTTTACACCCGATATAGCCCACCGGACAAAACGTCAATGTTTTCAACGACTTATAAAATAGTTTGAAAATAATTGACAGGTTCGAGTCCTGGTGGGCGCACCATTTTTCTGGTGCAAAAACAAACACTTAGCTTTTGAAAAAGCTAATTTGTGCGATTTGTGTGCGATTTGGACAGAACCGCTCCTCTTGTAAATATGCCAAATAGGCATTATATTATGCCGGTAAGACATAACAGGAAACAGGAGCAATTTACATGACTCACACAGTAAAAATAACGGACGCCTACGATATGGCTCAAATGATCGTCGACATGCACGACATCGCAAACCGACGCCGCCCCCAAACCCGACGCCCATGTGTTGACCACGTAGAGAAATTTGTAGCCCTCTGCGAAAAGATGGACATGCAGCCAGTCAGCGACGCCTATATCCGCCACCTCCGCCGAATGGCAAAAAAAGCTGACGACGCAACCCGTGCCGCATGGCAAAAAGTGGGGGCAGGGCAGTGACTGACACAATCCTGATGGACCCTGACAACATCGCGGATTTTACGGTCCACTACACCCGCGCTGTGCGACACAACAAGGAACAGTTTACATGGCAAGGTCACGAACTGCTGACTGACTACGCCGGCTACATGCTGGTCTGGGCTACAGAGAACCTTGCAAAGCAGCTGCGGGGTGACGACTGATGGCGCGTAATCAATACGGCATGGGCAGCATACAAGTCCGCAAGAACAGGAAGCAACAACCGACCAGCTATTTCTGCCGGTACAAAGATGACCGGTCGCCATCGTTTGCTTACAACCAAGCAGGCCGCGAACAGGCGGAACAATGGTTGCGCGAACGCACGCATGAGGTAGTCGATCAGATGTATGTGCCAATGGCGGAGCGTCACACCTTCGGCGAGATTGTCCCTGCGTTTTTGGCAAAGCAGCAAGAACGGACAAAATGGAAGGGACGCAAAAGCATCCAGCAAACTAGGGTCGATGAATTTACAGCGCATCTGTCAAAGTTTTATGCGCAGATAGAAGTGCAAACGGCAGCTGGGAGAATGCGTCTGTACGACGTCAAATTGACGGACATCGATCACGGCATGATACAAGACATCGCAAGCAAGCTGCGTGTTGCAAAAGGGACAGAGAAGACTGCGCTGAACTGGTACGGCACGTTCACCAGTGTCGTGAAATTTGCAGCTGCGCACCCCAAATTGTCGGGCCTTAAAATTAATCCATGTCTGAACGTTGGCTTGTCGTGGGATACAAAAACACGGGCGGTCGATGCGGAACAGGATCTGCCGGACAGAGAAAAGCTGACGCCTGAGTATGTGTCGTGGATTATACGCAACGCAGAAACGCTGCGGTCAAAAGCGTTGTTTGCATTAGCGTCAACAACCGGTCTACGGCAGAGCGAGATTAGAGCGTTGCAGTGGTCGAACTTAGACCTAGAACACCAGCGCGTGCATGTTCGCCAAACAATCAACAAAGACGGCAAAATTGCTGTCGTTAAAACCACTGCCGGCGAACGCCACAGCGCGAACGCATTGCCTCTGCCGTATGAAGTGACAGCGATATTGAGAGAATACTGGTTGTCGTGCGGCAAACCGAACGACCGGTTTGTTTTTCCAAACCCGAACAACCCGCTGACGTTTGTCAGCAATACAGATGCTTGGCGCGACGAACTCGACCGTCTCGCATTTAAGTTTGTTGGTTTGCGCCTTGCGCGTAAAAGCAATCCACACGCGCTACGCGTTTATCGCGGTGACGATTTGTTAGTATCGTATGGTGGTGAGACTGCAAAAGCAGATGCCTTCGCAGCGCATGGTGCAGATCGTGTAAAGTTTCACTGGTTGCGTCATTTTTACGCGTCGATGTTGATTCACCAGAACACGCCGACACAGGATATTACGCGGTTGATGGGTCATGCCAGCATTCAGGAAACGGAACGAACTTACAATTTCTGGTTGCCCAAAAAACAGTATGACGATTACGCAGCCAACGTTGTTAGCGAGATGAAACTATGACAGACGACGTAGACTATGACAGCGTGCCGGTCACGACCGAAGAACGCTACGACGAAGAAACCAAAAGCATGCGCTGGGAAATCCTAATCAACGGCTGGTCAATCGGTAACAGCAGCAGCGAGGCAAGTGCTATCGAGCGGGGCAAGTGGTTGTTGCAAGACCCCGGTGGCAGAGTCACACTGCGTCGACTCGGTATAAGAGATTGGATGCTTTCTCGCACGCCGGAAGAAGTGCAGCAGCGTCGTGAGGCACAGATAGCAGCGCGGCGTGAAGAACACCGTAAACACCGTGAGCAGCAATTGAGGGAACATCGTGAGCGACGACGACAAGAAGGATGATTTGGACGCCATTGATCGTGTGAAAAACATGGAACTCCAAGAAAAAGAAATGCGGGAGGGCGTTTGGAAAGAAGGTCTGGAAGCTGTTGAAAATGCACACCGGCATGGATTGCTTGCGTTTACACAATTGCAATACATGACGTTTGCGAAGTCG